GCATCGGGTGCTATTAGTGCTATGATGTCCTTGAAGTGTTTGTCAAGTCCTAACGATAAGTATACATCTAAGTCAACGAATTGGCCAAATGTAATGGCCTCCATGTCGATAGTCTTACACTCACGTCTATCATTCATAGATTTAACAATAAATGAGATGGCTAAGACCATTGATTTTTCTGGTGCTCCAGTTAACTCGAATGGATTACAGCCAACAAGTGTACCTACTATTCTTGGATAGAATGCAGGGTTTTCCCAGTCAAACTGTAACATAGAGTGATACTGTTCTACTGTTAGCCTTTCTGGCATTTTGTAAGCCTTATCATTTATATTAATTGTTACCATCTACTTAGAAATATATTATTAGTCCTTATTGAATTACGTTAGTTCCAGCCTTTACCATAGAATGCATACTGCCCTAACATGGCTCCTTGTTTACGGTTGTAGTTTGCAATCGCCAGAGACATCACAGTATCATCATGGAATGGCTCACGAGCTGCGTAGACGACCGATCTTGATTTCGGTGAGTACTTCATTTCAAATACATCTAACTCGTTCTGAAGCCATGAGAATAGCTCAAAGCTTGGGATGCCAATTGACCTTTCATGGAAGTCAAGTATCAGTCCTTCTATGATTTCCTGTTTGGATTTGTTAGTAGTTGTAAAGCCTTCAGTATTCTGCCATTGTTTCTTTAATTGTTCCATGACTACTGTACCCATTGAGTTGGTCTCTACCATTAGTCTTGCATTATACTTCTTGGCTCTATGTAATATCTCTACTATCATTGTACTCCAATCCTTTTGGTTGTCTCTATAGATTTCTACTACTTGGCCCGCGCTGTCAATAAATGTAGCCACAGTAAAATCGGACTCACGACCTAAGTCAATACCAGCAAACACTTGACCTTGTGGCTTAGGGTATTGGTCAAACATACAGTTAGTGTAGTTCTCAAAGACCATTGATTCCCCTTGTACAAACTCACCTTCATACTCTGCTTTAAATATTGCAGGTGGTAGGGTCTTACGTGCTGCTTCTATCTCTTCCATATCTACAAATGGATTACCATGATAAGTCATCTTATATGATTCATAGTTAGGGTGGTCGCTTGACTGGCCTAACTGGTACATCTCATAAAAGAAGTCTTGTCCTCTAGGTGTAGACATTAGGATTACCTTTTGACCTCTTACAAGTACTGTGGGTTGTATTGCTGATCTCCATCCCTGTTCTTTTAGATATGCAGCCTCATCCGCTATCATGTAGTCAAATGTATATCCTCTTAATGAGTCATAGTTATCTGCTGATCTAAAGTAGATTATTGACTTATTCTTTAAGTGTATCTCGTATGTGGAGTAGTTGACTTTTGTTGTGATTTTTGTGTGCGCGATTGCATCATGTAGTTCTTCCATTACTTTACGTACTTGCATATACGTTGGAGAGATCCACGCTACTTTACTACCATTATTATTAATAGAAAAATAAAGAGCAAGGTTCATACCCATCATAGTCTTACCCGCTTGTCGGCTAGACACTAGAGTATAATATTTGGCGCTGCTGTTTGTGACTAGGGAAATGAATCCTTGCTGCCCTACTGTTGGTCTAAAGCCTGTTGCTTGCATTTATGCTTCTTTGTACGTCACATAATTAACTATCATACCAATAGTTCTTTGTGTTACATTATATTGTTTAGCTACTACTCTTTGACTCATGCCATTTTTACAAAGTCTTCTTATTTCTTCTGCATCTGCAAATGACATTTTTCTTTTCATTTTACCTATTTTTTTATAGACATCTTTTTCTAGACATGCTATGTGGCCGGCCTTACCAGCTTTTTGTTGATGTTCTCTGGTTTTTAAAGAAGCCCAATGACCACTGTTAACATTTGCTAATCCACCCTTTCTACCACCAATACTTCTATCTACTTCTAGTAATTTCCAATATAATATTTTATCTACAGGATAACCATATTCTTTTTGTAATTCTATTTCACGGTTAGACGCAGTATATTTACATTCATGTACTTCTAGTACTTCATGATCTGTAAATCCTTGGGTTTTTAATCTAGATTTAAGATGCATAGTACATCCTATTTTAACTCCTGGTATGTGGTAGATTGTGTATATCATATATTAGTTATATCGAGATCATCATAGTTTGTTTCATCTTCTTCTCTTTCAGATAGTGGCGGGCCGAAGTTAAACTGTAAGCCTTTTAATAGATTTTCACCATCGCCATCAGTCAATTGTTGTTGTGATAACTTTGGTACAAATCTTTCACTAAGAGCCATAACTATCTTAAGAGCTTCCTTAGGATCATCGGCTGCAACTTGTTGTAACCATAGAGCTAATTGATCTAAGTTGTTCTCAAGTAACATACCGAATGCTTCTTTAGTTTTCTTTGTATAATGGTTCATAGAACCTTTAGGTCTTCCATTAGGATTACCTGATTCTCCTGGTTTAAACGCCATCTTCTTTAAGTGTTTTATTTAGGGTTTTAATTGTTTGCTTTGCTATCTCAAAAGACTTAGCTTTAATAGTAGCTACTACAAAATCATTCTCTTTCAAGGTGTATTTACCTGTCTTGGTTTCGTATACTTTGTATGTTTTCATATTTTTCTATTTCAAATTTTAATCTTTTCTTAATGTTTAAAACGCATCGCCCGCAACTAGTTACAGGCTTGTTCTCACCTGTTATTCTATTGTAAATGTCAAATACAGTCTGTAGCTGTGGTCTATCCATTCTAACGTTGCCTAATAAGACGTAATTGTCCCTTAACCATTTGTAATCTTGTTCTATCATAATAGTATTTTTAAATATAATTCTGATACAATAGAGGCTAAGGCAGCATAAAAGATACCTACACCTCCACTTAGAAATATAAAAGGTCCGACACTTAACCAAAATGTCATACACATATTACATTTACACGGCTTATCTGGCATCCATTTAAACCTTTGATTGAAGTCAGCTGCCATGTGTCCAAGTCCTGCTGCTCCTAATATCATTAATATTAACTCCATTGTTCCATTCTGTTTTTTATGTATTCTCTACACTCGTTTACGGCTTGACTGATAGACGTTCTCGGTATACCTGTGATTCTACTTAACTCAGAGTAATTCGGTTGATCTAACCACATCCTAAATAGTTTTACTCTAAACCATTGTTCTACAGTATCTGCTTCCATATCTTCCATAATACCTTTTATTGATTCTAAGTTTGTACTCCAAGTAATAGAATGAGTAAAATCTTCAGGTAATGAACCGTCAATTTGATTTTCTAATTCTGCTTCATAATTTTTAAAATCAGTAAAAGTGTTAGACCATATATTAGACATATCAGCTAATGGTTTCCTATGTTGTGCATACTTTCCATAACCATTCCAAGAACTATCTTTACGCATATCTAAAGACCACTTATCTTCATATAACTCATGTACAATACCTTTTTGTCTATATAGTTTATGGTAAGGTGATGTGCTAGAATGGTAGCTACGATGTATAACACCACTTAAAAACAACATACCTTGTTTCTTATTAATTAACTCCTCTGCTCTATCATGTGTTAGAAACTTTTCTATAGCATAGTGTGCTAATTCAATAGAAGTATCTGCATCTGATTTACAAATACGTTGTGACATTTTTAGAATGTCATTATATTTGTTATCTATAAATTTATTCAGTGTTGTATTCAAAGTAATCAAATATATCTTTCATTATTGCACATTCTTCGTATGCTTCTTCTTTTAATGCTATCTCATACCTAAATGCCATTAGGGCTAAGGCTTCACTAACATCATTATGAGATTCATCTAAGTATTTCTCTA